CCGGAGCCTTGGCATTGTTGGCGGTAGCTGGCATTGCTGGGGCGAGAAGACGAAGAAGATGACAAGACCCCCCGAGCATGAATATCGCCGTAGGCTGGCTAAAGCGGATATGCGTCGTGAGTTGGTCTCTGCTGGGAAGTGGAAAGAGTTCGTCGATCTCCGTGAGCAGATGAAGGCTAGGGGTATTGAGCCTGACGTGGCGTGGCAGGGCGCGTATGACTCGATCATGGACAACCCAGTAGAAGCACCCGATCCTTCACCTGATCCTCCCAGGCCAGTCAAGAAGGTTGCGTCAACGTCCAGGCCGTCTAGGCCCAAGAATGAGTTAGATGTCGCAAGCACCATCTTCCATGAGAAGACTTGCAGTACACCTCGCACTGTTGAGTGGGTTGCTGCAAACATCAGGGTCAGTGACGCGGCAGCGGCTGACGCTCCGAGCAGTGAGGCCTGGTCCATGTTGTGTTGGGTCAAAAGCAGCCCACAAGCGGAGAGCCAGTTCTGGGGTCAAATCTACACCAAACTTCTACCCACTCGGCAGCAGCTTGATCAAGACAATAGAATGGAAGACGACGGAAGACAGGTTCTTACCCTGATCGATCGGCTTAAGAAAATCAAAGAGGACGATGATGCAAATTAATAATATCGGACATTTGTCCGCTCCAGCGGAGCGGCCATTTTCGGAAGGGGTGCGGGGTCAGGGCGCACTTGAATATATGTCTAGGGTAGTCCGAGAAATTTGCGAAGACCTCGATGTCACATATGAAGAGTTCACGAGCGGCAAACGAGGCAACAACATGATGAAGGCTCGGCACAGGTGCTGTGTTATCGCCCTTGAAGTTCTCAGGCCAGAGTTTGGCATCCTTGAAATCGCCAAGTTCCTGGGCATACGTCACTCAACAATGTTGAGTTGCAAGGACGCATGGAGACGCTACGAAGGTGCAGAGTGAGTTTTACGACCTAGTTCCCAAAGACCCCAAGGCCAACCTTGCGTTCCGCAAGGATCTGATCAAGATGGGCAGCACGGACAAGAAGGCAGCAGAAGAACTCTACATCATGTGTAGCAGGGACATCTTGTTCTACATCAACGCATTCTGCTGGACCTACGACCCCCGTGTCGGTGACGGCACACTCCCCTTCCTGACCTACGATTTCCAGAACACGGCCCTCATCGAGATGGAAGATGCCATTGGTCAGAGGGATATTGTGATCAAGAAAAGCCGTGACATGGGCGCGTCGTGGATGCTGCTGACCGTGTTCGAGTGGCGATGGCACTTTAGAAACAGTCAATCGTTTCTTTTGGTTAGCCGAAACGAGGATTATGTCGATAAACCAGGCAACCCAAAAAGCCTGTTTTGGAAAATCGACTTCATCCACAAGTACCTACCTGGTTGGATGAAGCCGCGCATTACCCGCACCAAACTGAGATTGACGAACGAAGACAATGGCAGCACTATTGATGGCGAATCTACAACTGGTGATGTTGCTCGTGGTGACCGTCGTACTGCTATTGGTCTTGATGAGTTTGCTGCTTTCGATGTCGATGCGGGCTATAGAGCGTTGGCATCAACGCGAGACGCGACAAAATGCCGAGTCTTCAACTCCACGCCCAGCGGAACAAACAACGCATTTTTTGACCTCGCGACCAGTGAAACAATGCAAACGGTCACGCTACACTGGACACAGCACCCAATCAAGTCCGCTGGTAGCTATAAAGATAGCCAAGGCAAAACGAGAAGCCCTTGGTACGACGAGGAATGCAAGCGTTGCGCGAACCCACAAGAGATTGCCCAAGAACTCGACATCGACTTCGCGGGGTCAGACTACCAGTTCTTCGACGTGACGATGCTAGACAGGCTGATGCAAGAGACGGCATCACCTCCACTCGCTATTGGCGAGCTATTGCACAATCAAGTAAATGGCAACGTAGAAAAGTTTGACCCTGCACCCAAGGGAAAACTTAGGCTCTGGGTCAACCCTGACGCTCATGGCAATTTGCCAACTGACCGAAAATACGTCATAGGAGCAGACATTGCTGCTGGAACTGGCAGCAGTAACAGTGTTCTGTCAATCGGTGATTGCAGGACAGGAGAAAAAGTGGGTGAGCTAGTTACCCCTAATCTTCGCCCTGATCAGCTTGCTACATATGCAGTAGCACTCGGACGCTGGTTCTGTGGGCCAGATAAAGAAGCACTGCTCATTTGGGAAGCCCCAGGTCCGGGGCGCAATTACGGTGATCGCATTTTGGAACTTGGTTACAAAAACATCTGGTACAAGCAGGACCAAAACGGGAAGCCATCCAAGATTCCCGGTTGGTGGCCTACCAAAGATGAAAAGCGATCTATTTACAGTGACTACAGAACCGCCCTCTCGACGAGCCACTTCATCAACAGAAGCATGGATGCGTTGAGAGAGTGTAAAGAAATTGTCTTTGCAGCTACCGGATGGATCACGCATTCTCGTTCTCTTAGAACGATCGATCCATCAGGGGCGCGAGAAAACCATGGAGACAGGCCAACAGCAGACGCACTGCTTTGGCGAGGAATGCAAAAACCATCCCCGGTGCGAATGCCTAATGTTGGTACGCCGGAAGGATCACTGCTTTGGAGAAGGCAGCAGGTCGAAGACAAAAAGCGCAAAGCATTGGAATGGTAACGCATGTACAAGTATGACAAGAACAAAACGTCTAGGCTCCAAAATGCCCTCGAATACTCACGTCGGCAGCTTCTTCCTTACAGAGAGAAGCGACTACACGCCATTCGGCAGTTTGTCGGTACACATTATACCGACACCGGCGCACAGGAAAGGGTGCCGATCAACCTGTTGGAAATGGCGGTTTCCATCTACCGCCGCCAGATTGCTGCTCGTCGTCCTCAAGTCTTGGTTCGGTCGAAAACACAAGAACACGAAGCCGTAGCTGGTCAATTTGAGACGGCCATGAACAACCTGCTCAAAGACATTGACTTTGAGTCCACTGTGCAGCGTTGGGTTCTCGATGCCATGTTTGGGCTTGGCATTGTCAAGACCGGCCTGACGGCCAGTGGTATCGACATGAACGGCTACGAACACGATCCTGGCCAGCCGTTTGTTGACAATGTTGACTTTGATGACTTCGTGTTCGATATGTCAGCAAAGAGATGGGACCAGATCCAGTTCTGTGGCAACAGGTACTGCCTGCCTCTTGAGGCAATTAAGCAGTCCAAGATGTTTGGCAAGAAGTCAGAAGACCTCACGCCCAGCGAGTTCAGGCAGAACAATGAGTTTGGTGAAGAAAGAGTGCAGAGGATTGGTACAAGTGATGGTTACTTTGGTGACCAGTACTATTCACCGATCGTCGAGCTTTGGGATATTTGGCTGCCTATCGAAGGTGTCGTTGTGACTATGCAGGCGGACGACCGGGGTGGAGTGTCACAGACTGAGCCTCTAAGAGTGGTAGAATGGGAAGGACCAGAAGAGGGACCGTACTACACACTCGGCTTCGGACATGTGCCAGGCAACCTCATGCCTCTCCCCCCGGTCTCCCTGCTTATTGATCTGCACGAAATGGCAAACAGAGTGTTTCGCAAACTTGGCCGACAGGCTGATCGGCAGAAGACGCTCACACTTGTCCAGGCTGGTCAGGAAGATGACGGTCGTCGGATTGCAGAATCCAGCGACGGAGACATCATCCGAAGCGACCGACCTGAAGCAACCAGAGAAGCTAGGTATGGCGGGGTGGATCAGCCAACCCTTGCCTTCATGGTTCAACTCAAAGACCTGTTCGTCTACATGGGCGGGAACCTCGATGCACTGGGCGGACTTGGCAAGTTGAGCGAAACAGTTGGCCAAGAACAACTCATTGCCAAGTCAGCTTCTGCTAGAATTGCCGACATGCAGGAGTCAGCGACTAAAGCAGTTAAACAGGTTGTTAATACCCTTGGCAAGTACCTTTGGTACGACCCTGTTGCTTCCCCTACGGTTTTGACCAAGATTCCTGACACAAATTTTGAGGCTTCTGTTGAATTTAGCCCAGAAATTCGTGAAGGAGAGATCATTGAGTACGAAATCGACGTTGCGCCATACTCGATGGTTGACAGAAGTCCGTCTGAGAGGGCCAAGACCCTCGGTGAACTGATGCAGGGATTCATCATCCCGCTTGCGCCACTGCTTCAGCAGCAGGGCATGAAGCCAGATATGAACAAGTTCCTTGAACTGATGGCTAAATACAGCAACACAGACGAACTCATGGACATCATCACGCAGTTTAATGAGCAAGAAATCTCCCAGATGCAGCAAATGCAAGAGGTATCGGGTGGTGGGCAGGAGCGTCCGACGCAATCTCCGGTCACAACTCGTCGTAACATTAGAGAAAACATCCCTGGCTCAACCAGAGAGGGCCGAGATGAGGCGATGATGCAGCTTCTTGCTGGTGGCGGGCAGCCAGCACAGGCTGGTCAGATGGCTGAAGGAATGAGTTGATGCCGACATATTGTTTTGGCAACAAAGAAACTGGTGAAATGCTTGAGGTCGTGTGGTCTATTAGCCAAATGGAGGCTAAAACTGACGGCACAACCTACACAGACGAGAATGGGGCGGTTTGGGAGAGAGATTTTGGGGCAGAGCAGGGGTGTGGCTCTTCTTATTCGCAAAATTGGCCGATGAAGAGCGATGCTTGTGGTGTACATCCTTCTGATGCCGACAAAGCAGGAAGAGCATCTGCTCAAATGGGAGTTCCGACACGCTTCGACAGTAAAACTGGACAAGCAATCTTTGAAAGCAGAAACCACAGGGCCAAATACATGAAAGCCCGTGGGTTCTACGACAGAAATGGTGGGTATGGTGATGGCTGAAGAAAAGACAGAGGAAGTAAAGAATGATTCACCTTGGGACTTCGACTTTGAAGACCCAGAGATGATTGATGCACCTGTAGAAATGCCTGAAAATTCTGAGTCTGACACGGAAGTAACAGACGAAGGGTTTTCAGATGAACTCGTTCAACGAGCAAAGGACGCAGGGCTGGACGATGAAGACCTCTCGAACATGGGTTCGGCAGAACAGATGGAATTTGTTCTTGGTCTTCTTGAAAACAAGGTGCAACAAGCTCAAGAAGAAGTGAAAAACACCACCGGCGAGTCTGGTGATGCGGCTGATGAAGATCAGCCAAGCAACGACGTTAGTTGGATTGACGAAATCGACCCTGATGAAGCTGTTGATACTGACACAGCCCGTGCTATGAAGGCCATGAAGTCTAAAATTGACGAATTGACCAGCACCCTGGAGTCAATGAACAAGAAGACAGAAGAAGTAAAAACGAATTCCTACTTCACGGATCTAGAGCCGGAATGGGAAGAAGTCTTTGGTTCCAAGTCTTCTTCAACAAGCGATCAAGAGGCAAACCGTCGATCGGTTCTTGAAGAGGTTGAAACTCTCAAGGACGGGTATCGCTCTCGTAAAAAGCGATTGCCCTCAGACAAAGACCTATTCGACCGCGCCGTCAACGGCGTGTTCGGTGAAAAAGCGAAAGACTTTGCACGACAAGAGTTGAATGAGAGACTCCAAAAGCGAGAGTCCCAGTTTCTCTCACGAGCTAGTAACAGCAACGCCACAGGTGACATGCTTAGTGGTCGTCAGCAGGCATTGAAGAATGTCTCTAGCAAGATGAGAGAACTTGGGCTTGATGTTGTTGACAGTCCCTCAGACATCTTCGAGTAGTGCAGGAGGATTAAACAATGGCTACCCTTCAGGCAGCAGATATTGCTGATCTGATCACGACTACACAGCGTGATCTTGGCCGACTTCGCTGGACCGACCTTTCTTACGACCTTCAGGAGTATGTGGCTCTGCCCATGATCCTTCAGCGTGAGAAGGTCTCGTACCAGTCAGGTCAGGCTCTTCAGTGGAACGTGATGACCGGAACCAGCGGCGCAACCCGCGACACCGGGCTTTACGAAGTTGACAGTGTTAACGTCTCAGATGTGATGACCACGGCTAATGTTCCGTGGCGGCACATGACGACTAACTACGCCATCGAGCGTCGTGAAATCGCCATGAACCGAAGTCCAGCACAGATCGTTGACTTGGTTCGTATCCGTCGTCATGACGCGATGGTTGACCTTGCGAAGCACATGGAATCGCGCTTCTGGAGCGCACCCACCACTTCGTCAGACAACCTTAAGATGTTCGGTATCCCCTACTGGATCTCTTGGGTCACCTCGACAGGCGATTTCGTTGGTGGTAACCCCACCGGATTCTCCAATGGTGCTGGCGACATCGATGCCGCTAGTAATCCCAACTGGCAGAACTGGTCGGCTACCTACACCAACATCACCAGCGTTGACCTCGTTCGTAAGTGGCGCAAGGCCGCAACCTTCACCAACTTCCGCCCCCCTGTCGCGGGTGCTGAGTACGGTGGCGGACGTAACAACTACGGTTACTACACCAACTACAACGTGATCGGACCCCTCGAAGAAGTTCTTGAATCACAGAATGACAACCTCGGTAATGACATCGCCTCCAAGGACGGAAAGCTCCTGTTCCGTCAGACCCCGGTCACCTGGGTGCCTGAGCTTGAAGCTCGTGGCGGCGATCCGATTTATGGCATCAACTGGTCGGTTCTTAAGCCCGGCTTCCTTGCAGGCGAGTACCTTCGTGAAGAAGGCCCGAACGCTGCTGCTAACCAGCACACCGTGTTCACCACTCACCTCGACCTCACTATGAACCTTCTTTGCCACAACCGTCGTGCAAACTTCGTGCTGGCTAAGAGTGATCCGACTGTCTAAGTCGAGAAAGGTTGAACCACAATGGCTAATGTTTCATACAAGGGTTCTGGTGTCAGTATTCACACTGCCACTAAGACCGTGGACCCTCTGGCAGAAGGCGCAGAGCAGACTTGCGTCCTTGACTTTGCCAGAGCATCAGATATCTCGGCTTTTACTTCAGTTGGAACGTCTAGTTTCACCGTGAACGCTATTGCTGGTGGCGCAGAAGCCACCATCACAGCAGGTGGATCCAAGGCGAAGATGATCTACCCTAACCTCAGTGGCACATCATCTACCAACAGAATGACCTGTTCTGTGCGAATCAAGAGCGCAGATCCGGTTGAAGCCGCTCATGGCATTTTTGTTGGATTCGTGGAAAACACCACAATCACTAACGTCATGGCTACTGACGGTGAGCTTAGAGCCGCAGCAGCTACCAAGGACATGGTGGGCTGGTACAAGGATGTCGCTGGCAACCTTGACTGGTACGCTTCGATCGACAGCACTGAAGGTGTCAACGAAGTTGACTCAGGGCTGGACATGACTCCTGACACCTATGTCAACTTGGGCGTTGAGCTTGTTGGCAACGAAGTCAACTTCTTCATCGATGGCGAATTGGTCAAGTCATACACTGGTATGCACGATCAGAGTGCCACTCTAATTCCGGCAATTGTTTGTGCGGCAGACGAAGTTGTTACCATCTCAGCATTTGCTGCTGGGATGTAAAAGACATCTCCCTCTCTTTTCGGCCCCCCTCCCCCTCGTGGGGTGGGGGGTCTTTTTATTTGGGTTTGTATGTGACGTTGGCCTTTATCGGATCTACCGGAGGCGAGAGAGTACCCATCTCTTCTGGCTCGAAGAGAATGTCTTCTCTGTGTTCGTCAGATATCTCGCACCATGCAACTGCCATAGCATCAATGACATCGACGTTTTTGATGTTGTATTCTTTTGCAACTTCGATAACCAACGCCATTGTGTTTTCACGAATTCTTACGCTGGCTGTTTCCGGCTTGCTTTGGCCCTGGTTCAATTGGTTCTCTCCGAAGCGAGTTGTCTCTTAACGCGAACCGATGCGCTTTCGTATCGTCTGTCCTTGGCTGGAATGTTCTTCGCCTTCTGGATGTTCTTGGATCGACGTTCGAGGTCTTGCAAGGTGTAAGACATCAAGGGGTACGCAGCGTTGTGCTTTCGCGTTTCTTCCATCGCGCCCTTAAGGTTGCCAGCGGAAAGCATTGCAGCGGCCTTCGACATAGAACTGTCGTTGATCTCTTTCAATACCATGATTCTGTCAAACTCCATGGCCCACACGGTCTCATCTACTGTCCTGAAACCGCCTGCCAACTGCAACCAGAGGCCACGACCCTTGTCCTTGTCGTAAGTTCTGACCCTGCCTTGATCGTCGTAGTCGGTGCCTTCGTAGCCGGACAGGTGTTCCACGTTCTTAGCAAGCCATTTGAACGCAGGACCAGTGTCTTTCATGGCTCTGTATGCCCTAGTCGGGTAGCTAACCGGCTGCACCGTGTCAGCAGTCATCGCGCTGTACAAATCCTCGAAGAAACCGAGAGAGGGACCAGTAAGCTGTGACTTGACCCTATCTGCTGCTGTCTTGCCAAATGGTTCTGCAAACAGCGAGAGTGAACCAGAGATGTCTGCGCCCATGATCGCAGGCAGCCCAAACATGAGGGCATTAGCGGCTTCCTCTCCCAAGTTGTTCTTGAGCGTTTTTCGAGTCTTGTACAACACGTTGTCTTTTCGTGTTGCTTCGTCGCAGAGGCCAACCAGTTCGCAGGCACCTTGCAGCAAGAAGTATCCTGGCAAGATTGTGAACATCAAGCCCTTAAAGCCACCAAGGATTGTGTTAATCAGCAGCCACTTGCCTGCGCCAGTGTAATTGCCCTGTTTGGCAAGACTGAGGCCAAACCCGATCATGTTGAATTGGAAACGCCTGTACTGAAGCAGTGAGCTTGCAATAGGCCCGTTCAAGATTGGCGGCAAGTTAGAGCGAGTGTAAGCGAACTGGCTCATCACATACCCTTCAACTCTTGCATATTGCTGCGCCTCTGCCTTGCTCATGCCCAACTTTAAACCGTGCTGGTAATACGCAAGGGCTGAGAAGTTCATGTTACGGACTTCAGACTGCGAACTGATCTTGTTTCGCAGAATGTGCTTGTCCATCATCTGCTGGCCTTTGTTCACAAGCTCAATAGCTTTGGTGCCAAAGGTGCTTTCAGTGCCATCTAGGTACATGCCGCTGGTAACCGAGATTTGACCAATCTCTTTCAAAATCTCTTTGCCTTCAGCAGAGTTGTATAGTGCAGTTGTCTCTCTGAATGTCTTGAGTCCAACCACTGGTAGAACTGTTTGCAGTGGCTGTGTAGAGTTGACGACCCATTGCTTTGGCGTTTTAAGCTGCCTCAAGTAATTGAAACTGCGGAGAGCGGCCAAAGTGCGCCTGGTCGGCATGTCTCCCATCATCCTGCCAATTACCGGCAGGCTTTGAAGAACGCCGTCAACTACGACTTCTGCTTTGGTTGGTCTGATGAACAGAGTTCTATCTAGGTGCTGCTCAAGATATTCTGACCAATACGGGTCTGTCCCCCTGAGTTCTTCAATTATTGGCTGCGTCTCACGAATCATGCGGCCACCGAACTTCCATCTATTGAAGTTACTGCGCTGCATCTGCCACACCCGTGGGAAGTCCATGCTGAAACCTTCAGCAGCAACCTCGCCACGTTGCATCATAGGAGCGTAGAAAGGCTTGGCGTTCTGCTTGAGCCGCACTGCGCCACGAAGGGCATCGTTAATCTCATTGTTCTGAAGATCAGAAGCCTGCTTGATTTGCTTCCTAAGTTGGTTTCGCTGCCGCTGTGTCATTGTTGCCGCGTCAGCGTTTTGATCAAAGTTGTTTGCTGGCCTTGCTTCGTAATTAGTAAACTCGGCCCCGCGCTCTGAGTCTTTGAAGTCCTTGAGCTTGGCGTATGCTTCAGCCTGGGTGTCAGCGTCACCAACAATCACATAGCTGCCGTCTTCTCTAAAAGCCTTGAGCTTGTATTTGCCGAAGAAAGCGTGATGGAAATGGCTGTATTGCCTGCCCCAGTCGGACGGGACACTTTGCACAACAAGCTCCTCGATCAACTGGTCTCTGCTTATGTACCTGTCTTGGCTTGTGAAGACCTTCTTGCCGTCAATTGTCTCTACTTCCAACTCTGGGTAGAGCGCAGGCTTGCCTTCTTCGCTTGTTACCGCAGCTTTCCGTAACGCATCAGCCGAATTTCGGCCCAATACAGAGCGAACAAAATCGCGTTTTTCCTCAATGATTTCCTGCCTTTGGATTTCAGACTCTTGCCTGAAGTAGAGCAGGGCGTTTTGCACTGTTTCTGGTAGGTCTTTGACCTTTGTCTTTTTTCCGATTGCATCTGCTGGGTTCTCAAAGTATGTAACTTCCGTATCACCGTCCAGCACTGTATTGTTTTCTTTGAGTGGCACATATTGATCAAGTAGCTGGGCGAACTTAAAGCCCTTATTACCCTTCCAATTATCTGGCATTGCGTTGTATGCTTCTGAATCAGCGGCGTTCTGCCGTTGCGTCAGAACTTCCATGTCCATTGCCATGGAAACAATTTTTCTTACAGTCTCCCTAACAGGGTGACCTTCTTTAGTTGCCATAACAACGTAGTGCATAGGCGTAAGGAACGGAGCAAGTAGCCTAGATGCCTTTGGACCTTTGTTCGGGCCATCATCCAACAGGATATCTTCATCTCTTTCGTCTACAGGGGGGGCAGTTCCAAGGACGCGCCTTCTCATATTGTTCAGCTTGCTGATCATGGAAAGCTGTTCTGGGTCAGCTTCCTCTTCAGACCTAGCCATGTCCATGCTGAAACTGAAGCGACCACCCTGTTCAGTCACTGAGTCGTACACAGCCTGCGCTGTTGGGTTTACCGCTTGGTCAATCGACCCCTTATTTGCGAGTAGGCCGTTTTCTTCTACCAAGTCAATCAGTTTGTTCTTGGCATCTTCAGATGCAACAGCAGTGTCTTCGTACCAAGGCGTGTTCTCTGCCCTGTTCTTAACTGCCCTATCATTAACGTAACCGTCAACAAACACCATTTCAGTGTTTTTGTCAGCGTGTTCAATCATTCTGCCTGGCAGCATCATGCCTGGAATCTGGCGACTAATCTGCCCCCATGTCCTCGCAGACATCTCGTACACCTTGTTGTCAATTTCGTAGAAGACTCTGCCGCCAGCCATGGTCATTCCATAGGTAGGTGAGTCAAAGTCTTTGTCTTCGACCTTTCGCTGTGGAATCCTAGTGTCTTCGTCTAGTTCGACACTAGCCAAGATGTCACTGAATCTGTTTTTACTAATACCGCCATTGTCTCTGATGGCTTGGGCAAAAGCCTTGGCTTCTGTAAGATTGAGGCCAAAGGCATCCGCAGCCATACCAGCAAACTTCTGGGGCGAACCTTGGCCTGCCATAGACAGCCCAGTGAACATAGAAACCAGGTTGTCTTTGACCTTGTTGTATTCTTGCAGTGTGTGCTTGGCTGTTCTGTTCATCAGGCCGGAAGGCTTGATTCCGTCACGCATAACTGCGTTAGCCGCACCTGCTGTAAGCTGCCCAGCAAACTCGTTTGGATCAAGGCTGAACCGGCCCATATGACGGTAGTCACGAAGTTTTGCTGGGTTGCCTTCAGCAATAACGCGGTATGGCACTGATGTCCAATACTGTTGTGTAGCTGAGTCTTCTATATCAAAGACTTCAGACTCAATTTGATCTGGGTCTTCAACAAGTTGTTGCTCAGCAATGGCATCGATGGCTTTTGTTAGCGTTGCCATTTTACCGCGTGTCATGCCATGGAACTCTAACCTATTACCTTCTATGCGAACATCGCCGTAAACTTCCATTGCGTATTGTTTAGGCAACTCTTGGCTGTTGTCTTGCAGAAGGTCAATTTCTCTTTGTCCAAACCCCTGTTTTTCCAACTCTGCAAGGAATGTTTCATCCAAGGTTGCAGCCAGACTTATCACACCCATCAACTCTGAAGTAGGAACAAACTCTTCAGAATCCTGTTCGAGTGCATACAGTCTATCTGACACTCGTGACATATCTATTGGTGAATTCTCAATTACCGTTTCAATGTCTTCCATTGCGTTTCTTGCAATTTTTTCCAAGGCAACCATGTCGTGGTTCATTGGACCCACATCGCCATCTGCGTCAGTTACATTGCCATCACTGTCTGAGAAAAACTCACCACTCAGACTCAACCTAGATGTGGGTTCGTTTGGCTTAGGAGTCCGTAGCTCCTCGTTTGTAGGAGCCTTTACAAATCCAAGTCCAGTTTCATCTGGCGCAGACCTCCTATTAGTCCCTTCCATTTCTATGGATTGCATGAACTCAGTGGGAGTCATTGCTTCAACACCACCAGGTCCTGATGACGGATACTTAGTCTCACGTTCTGCTTTCAGCGTGTCGAGAGCATCGCCCACAAGTGTCGCCAACCTCTGTTTATTTAGCGCACTTACATCTTTGCCTTTTTCAGCTTGGACTAGAAACCGCTCTGGTTGTGCAAGAACGCCCTTTGAAAACTTTTCGCCATCTTTGGCTCGTTTAAATCCGAGGCGACCCATAACCTTGGCAAATGCCCCAGCCATGCCCGTAAAGTCAACATCTGACGAGTTTGTTTCAAGAACTTCAATCAGACCATCCTTCTCTGCGAGGACTTCAGCAACAATTTCAGCCATGAGTGATGGTGCTTCTTCCATCAGCTTCTTGTGGCTAATCTTGGCGTTCTTGTTCCTGGCGTATGCCTTGCTGTAGTTTGAGTCGTATTGCAGCAGTTTCTGGCGGATCAAAGAGGGGTCGTGCCTCACCAGATCCCGCACAAGCCTGTTCCACGCTCCAGGGTTTCTGACCTCAAGGTCATGGAGTGCCTCGTGGTAGAAAACCTTGATGAGAGCGTCATTTTCCGTCAGAGCGGCATTGATGGCAATCACACCAGGAATATTGGACTCGTGGAACCCACGGAACCCGCGTCGGACACCACGGTAATAGACCACCGTGATGCCATATTCCTTAGCCTTGTCTGAGACCTTCTTCTGCGCCCCTGTGAGGGTCTGTGAGCCGTCGTCTATGAAGACCTCCACATTACTGGTGTCTTCCCCTGCTTCCTCAAGCCTGCCTCTTAGGGACGATTCTAGGGCGTTCTGAGAGACTCTGGTTCTTTCTGCGCTCTGGTTGGGGAAAGTGGCTGTTTTTTCAGCCAGTGTCGCCTCTTTAGCGGGTTCTGCCTGTGTAGACTCAGGAGTGCGGCGAACCTCCTGGTCTACTAGGTTATTCCATATTGCCTTGGCTTCGTCTATGTCTGACTTCGACGGCGGCGTGGGGCTTGCTTCAGCAAAAAATCCTGTGGCAAGCGGCCTGTCTTGGAGGAAAAACATTTGTGCCATGAGTTTGGCATCTCTGATCTTTCCTGTTCGCATACCTCCGATAAGCACCGAGAGAATTCTTTTCGCCTCTTCTTCTCCATAAATTTGAACGAGGCGTGTGACTGCTCCGTTGATGTTGGCTTGATCGCTTTCAGATTGCTCAAGTGCTTCGCCCTCTTTGATTGTATCTTCTTGAACCTGTTTACGCGCTCTTGCTCGTTCGGATCTGCCTTCGTCAACAATCGTGTCTTCTTTGGCTTCCTTTTCTTTCTTAGCCTCTTGGAGCTTGCCCCTTGCTTCGGCAACTTCATCAGGCGTTCTTCCAAGAAAAGGCACCACAGGTTTCCTGCCTACTTCGCCCCTACGTCTAAGCTCGACAATTCGTTCAACAACCGACTCCATGACTATGCCATCAGGAATAAGACCTTGGTCTTGGAGATATTTCGCCACAGCTTCTGGTGTAGTTTGTTCACTAGCCACAAGATCAGTGCCAGCGATTCTGTTTGCCTCAGAAATTGCATCGTCTAATTCTTGCCTTTGCGAAGTTCGCAGTTCAACTCCTTGTCTTTCTGGAGTGCCACGAACTGTTTCTGGAGTGACCTGCCTTGCCCTGTCAAGCTGCTGCTGTTTTTCAGACAATGCTTTTTGCAGCTTTGCCCTAGCTTGCTTAGAAGAACCAATCTTACCTATGCCGTTTTCGCGCAAAATTTGGTTCAATTGACTTCTGCTGATACCTTCAGCAGTAGCGTCTAGCAATGCAATTTCTGCTGCCAGTTCAGGGTGGTTAGCTATAAGTTGGTCAACAGCTTGGTTGAATTGCTCATCTGTAGAAGATGCAGAAAGAGCAGTTCCAATCAACCCAGTTGCTGATTGCCTTCTTTGCTTTGCCCTTGCTTCTCCAACACCTCTACCAGAAACCAAATCTGTAATAGTTTCTTGGTTTATATTTCCGGTATCTCGCCCACGCAGCTTCAACTCAGTGATTGCCATCAACGGAGTAACTCGAATTCTGTCTCCGTCTTCACCAACAAAAACCTGTTCGTCTGCGCCAAACTCCGATTCAATTGCCCGCCACAAATCTAGATCAGACAATTTGCCGAAATCAGAACGTCGTTCTTCAACCGTAGCTCTTTGTTTCGCCTCTTCCCTTGTTTGAACCTCTTCTTCAAGCT